AGTATGCCACCTAACTTCTTGTACATTTTATTAGTAGGAGTTCTACCATAATTCTTTACAATATACTTCCATAAGTCAGCATGTTCTTGGTTCTCTTTATCAGTTAATTTCTTACTGCGAGATTTACCAGAATTAATGGCATCTTTAACTGCTTTCTTTTCCTTTTTTAACTTATCATCAATAGAAGTTGTATTTTTCTTTTTTGACTCCAAGGAATTATCAAGAGTTATAGCACCAACTGCTGTTGGTCGTAAAAGTCCAGTTTTATAAGATGAATTGATAGTATTCCGATCATTAGTAACAGTATTATTTACATAATCCTTTGCGCCTTGTCCTCCGTCACCACCATTGGTAGTACTAGAATCAATCTGATCTTTTGTAGTATTTGTCAGACTTGAATCTAAGGATTTCAGTGTTGCAATAATACCATCATTGCCACCAATAAGGGTTTTGATACCGTCAAGAATGTTATTAGTATCATTGAGTTTTTCGTCAATGAATTCCTGATAATCACTCATCAGATCGTCAAGCATATCCTCAGTATCAGATAAATACCGTTCATAAATAGTATCCTGTAAATCACTTTTTGATTCTTCAAGCTGTACTTTTAACTTCTGAATTGTCGCACGAGATTCTTCGGAATCATTGCCATTATAAGCAATTAACTGTTTCTGTAATGCTGCAATCTGCTTAGTTTTTTCTATTATAGACTTAGCATATTTATAATAGTCAAGAGCGTTATTTTTTAACTTTTTGAACTTTTCTATCAGTTTACTCAGCGCATCTGTTTGTGCTTCATAGCCCTGTTTCACAAGATCATTAATAGACTCTAACTCATCCTCGGCAGATTTCTTCGCCTCTCTATGAGCATCCTGTAAATCACGCAGACGTTGAATAACATTTTCATCAGATGCAGACAATTCGCCTTTCTCAATCTGTTTCATAATTTTATCATATTCAGACTGATATGCTTCTGCCTGTGCAATATAATTGTCATAGTTCGTCTTGTGCAATCCAATTGTAGCAATACCATATTCAGTGAAATTACCAGTGTCTTTATCAGTCATATCTTTATGACTCAAAAGATCAATATAGTAATCAGCTTCACTATTGACACGTTTTACAGTTTCCATGGACTTGTCAAAAGTATCCCATTTTAATTGACGAAGAGCGTTCTGGTATTGTTTAATTGATTGAATTGATTCATCTATGGCATTTGTTACATCATTGATTTTAGCGACCATATCATACCATTCATCACTGCCTTTTTTGATAGAACCATTTACAACAGACTCTTCTAAATTTCTCCGAAGTTCTTCACGCTCTTTAATGAGTTTTTGATATTCGCCATTTTCAGCAGAGATAAGTGACTTATAATCAGATACATTTGCCTGTTCACCAAATTCCTCTACGAGAGAAATTCTATTATTTATTTCTGTCTTTTTCTGCTCATTGCTAGAAATTTTATTATCATAGTTGGATGCAATATTATCAAACTTTTCTTTTGCAAGAGTAGCCTTATCCTGTTTTGCTGTTTCTTTGTATAAATCAGCAGTAGCTTTGTCGGCTTCTTTCGCATCTAAATAAGCGTTATACTGAATACATGCATCATATAACTTTCCACCATCATTCAGTTTTGCAGCTTTGTTTAACAAAGATTGGGAAATACGTTTCCCAGCTTTAGCAGTCTTCTTGATAGAAGTGAGAACCTTCTTATTCTCTTTCGTAGACTTGATTTTGCTGATATTTTTCTGTGCTGATTTGATATTCTTATTATCAGTTTTAACCGCAGTATTATACGCACTCTGACGATTGTTGATATTAGAAATCTTTCTGTCAATCAGTTTATTCTTAGAAGAAGTAGAAGTAGCGTTGTCGAGTTTAGCATCATACAGTTCGTCTTTAGAATCATATTTCTCAACTTTGGAATCAGCAGTTGTCTTTGCAAGACTCGCTCTCTGTTCCGCTAAATCAGCGAGTTCCTGTCTGATAGTTTCTCTACTTAAAGCAGCCGTTGCTTGTGCTGTGTCGTTGGCAACTAAAGCAGCATTGTAATTAGCACATGCTTTTGATAATGTAGAGTATCCGTCACCAGAAATTTTAGAAATTAAAGAAGCTGGAATTTGTTTCTTTGCCTTGGTATAATTCTGTACTTTTTTATAGTAGCCATTTACCGCAGTTCTTGCTTTTACATTGGGACCCGAAGCGTCAACGTTGTAAACAGATATATTATTATCCTTTTTCGTTGCAGTTTTTAAATCCTTAACAGACTGATTCAAATTACTTTGTGTCGTTTTAGCCGCAGACTGAGCACTGTTATCTTTCTTCCTAGTAAGCTTCAACTGACTACCAATAATTTTACTCTTAGCTTTATCGCTCGTAGCATTCTCAAGTTTTGCATCAAGTAAATCATTTTTTGCAGAAATCTTATCTAAAGCTTTTTCATACTTGTCAATCGGAAGATTAGCCATTTCAGATGCTAAATCAGCAAGAGACTGTGTGAGATCTTGAATACTGGAAGTATTTTCAATCATCTGGTCGTTATACTTTTGCCATGCTTCGTCACCATAAGTAGTAGTCCACATGAGATCGTATATTTCTTTATTCTGTCTTTCAAGCGCATCAATTTCCTGTTCATACTGATCCTGTTGATATTTCAAGTCAGATTTGGAAGCAGATAAACCGAATGTTTCCTTTAAAGAAACTAATGCTTTTCTACGATCAATCAGTTTATTAATCGAATCTATTTCTTTTTCATGGGAGTCAATTAATTTTTCAGCATAATTAACAGAAGCTTGCAGACGTTCTTCTTCAAGACTCTCAATAGTGTCGTAACAGCTATTTAACTTATCTGAATATGTCTGATATTCGGATATCTGAGTTTTGAGATTTTCGTCTGTAATACTGTCAATAGAAAATGCACCTGACTGAATCTTTGCAATCCACTCATAGGATAAACCAATCTGATTTAACTTCTCTTGATATACCTGTGCGGCGGTTGTATTGTCATGGATCTCGGATTCTATCTGAGAAATATATGCTTGGTATCTTTCTCTTGTCTGATTCATACCAAACGCTTTGTCGAAAGATTTGCTAAGCTTTTCTGTTTCCTTAGAAGCCAATTTTAATTTCGTTTCGATCCAGTCGATGTTTTGTGCGGTTTCTTTTGCATCTTTAGCAGAGTCCTTCGCTGCTTTATTGGCTTTATCTATTGCAGATTTAGTAGATGCACCACCAGAATAGTTAACTTGTGGTTTATACGCACTTGTTGCTTTGCTCACAGCGTTTTGTAAAATCTGATCAGCCGCAGTAGTAGCATATTCTTTATAACCATCTGTATATTTTCCACTTGTATCCATTGCGATAGCTTTTAAGCGAGCAAACTGTTGTAGTGCAGTTCCTGCGACTCCAAGTTGCGAACATAAAGCTGTAAGATTTGCAATATCCGCAGAAGTGGTGATTGTAATACTTGCTGCACGTATTTTTTCTGCTATGTAACTTGCTAGAGAAGCTTTTGTCACATCTGACATATCTGCTTCCTGTGCAAATGCAACGAGTTCTTCCAATGTAGCATTTTTTAAGTCTCTGCCTGTCTGTGCAGCATACTCCTTGCTTGCGGCTAATTGATAATCAACAATTTCAGATGCATTAGCAACACCCATTTGCTCAAGCATAGCCACTGTAGCTGTTTTTGTCTCTTCTGTTACATTTTTTAGTGCATCAGAATTATAAATATATGCCGATGCAAGATTATCAAATGCTGATTGACAAGCCGACAAATCAGACGGAGAATTGCTTACTGTTTTGATAAAATTATTATATGCATTTGCATATTCTTCTGTAGTATCTTTTAATGACCCGAATTGTTCTTTGAAGTCGTCATTATTTAGAATAGATGACCAATCAAAATCCTCTTTGTTGTAAACATCAGCATAGATTTTATCAAGTTGGTCTAAACCATCCGATAAAGCCTGAACTTGTGCAAGCGTATCAGTAAATGTTTTTGAAAAGTCCTCTTGATTCAACAATTCATCTACTTTATCAAGTTCGTTTTCCAGAGGAATGCTGTAATAGCCTTCAAACTCAGGAACTGTCGATAGATAATTGTTAATCGCATCGGTAATCTCCTTTTCGTTTCCAATAAATTGTTTACTTGCAACTGCTGTATCAATCAGCTCTTGCTTAAATTTGTTAAAGTCTTCTTCTGTCTTAGGTAATTCATTACCCTGTAACGCTATCAACATTGTCTGTTGAGCCAAGTTTTCATTTAAGTTATCAATAGATGAATTGTATGCCTCTACTGATTCCTTCATCTCACTATACCTACTATAGATAGAATTAAATAGTGAATTGTCTGATAATTCATCAGCCGTGAATGCTTCTGAATCTCTTAATGCGTTTACTGCATCTTCGAGTTTTTTGTAATTTTCTAATGCTCCCTCAACTGTATCATCGCCAATTAAAACTAACTGACCACCACCAGTACCATATGAACCACTATCAATTACACCAGCTTTTTCAAGCTCTTTAAATGCTTTTACTGCTTCTTCTCCCGATGCACTAATAATATTGTTAGTACCCCAGAAGTTATCTTTTGCAACATCCATCAACTCTTCTTTTGCTGCATTTACACCAGCAATCAAGTCAATCTGTTGATTTTTCAATGAATCAATGCTTGCTTGTTTAATGGCATTTGATAAAGAACCATATTTCGCAATCAAATCATCAATGCTTTCTCCTTCAAGTCCAAGTTTCTTTAATAACTCTGTCTGTGTAGTCATTAAATCTTCTTTTGCACTTGCGTCTGTTTTTACTGCATCCGATAACTGGATGTATTTGTTTGCTAATGTAGCAATCTCATCACCTAATGTATTGGCTGCGTCTGCTGCTTCTTTAGCTTTCTGCCGATCTTCCTCTAACTTTTGATTATGCTTAGATATTGCGGATGTTACTGCACTAACTCCAAGACTTATACCCATAAGTACAATTCCTACTGGATTGCTAAGAAACACACTCTTTAATGTCGCACCAAGTCCTGTCATAGCCGCTTTAAGCGAAAATGTACTTGCTGTACTAGCTGTATTAGCTGCGGTCTGTGCATTTGTCGCTTGCGTTAAATTCATTTCAGCAAGTTTCTGTAATGCCATCTCTTTTGTCATACCTTGCATCTGTAAGATACGCACTCTGTCAGCCTGAGTAAGTGTGTTTGTGGCTAATACATTTCTTAACTGTTCTGTTGTCAATGTACTTGTTGCCTGTGCAATACTCTTTAATGCCTGGAATCTAGCAGATAAGTTACCATTCGGAACATTACTTGCCTTCTGTAAGGCTTTTCCATATTGCTCTACTTGTTTTGTAGCTGTAATGAGTGCCATACCACCAGTAGCAATAAATTTACCAAGATTGAGTGCAATTACACCTTTTAGCGTACCTTCTACAATTCCCCAATTATTAGCAAATTCCAAAACTGCCGAACCTAAATTGGCAAGGTCACGTACTGTATTACCATTGATAATACTCTGATATGTCTCTGTAAGAGTGTTAGAAAACCTCTGACACGCTGCGTCAGCACTGGTCATCCAAGTTTGATACTCTTCTGTAGCACTTCCTGCACTATTGATTGCATCTTCATAAGCTGATGCAGATTCCTTCATACCAGATAAAATAGCGGCACCTGCTGCACTTCTCGATTTACCGAATATAGTCTCAAGAACATTTGCACGTGAGGTATCATCCAACTTATCCATAACTTGTGAAATCTCGTATAACTGGTCATAATAAGATTTGAATGTATGCTCATCTTCCATAATATCAACACCAGTTAATGCCATGAGCTTTTCACGCAAGTTACTTGTGGCTGTTGCTAAATCGTCAACTTCTTCGCCCATCTCCTGCAACTCTTCAATAGCATCTGTGTCACCAGATGAAGCTCTCATTCTTAATGAACCGATCTTTGCTGTGTTACCGAGGTATGACGGATCATTATAGTATTTATTAGCTGTAGCAAACATTGTAGCAGCTTGTTCAATACTCATATGTGCTTCTGTCAATGTACCAGCCGATAATCTAATGCTTTCGGCTAACCCTTCCGCATCAATACTGTACTTGTTTGACATATTATTGATGAGGTCTGCATAAGCTTCAAGTTTCTTGTCCATCTGGTCATTACCATATCCACCAATTTCATCAAATGAAGCAATAGAGGTTTTAATTGAACCGATTGCCGTATCAATATTAAGATCTCCAACGTTTGATAAAATGTTTGCCCACTTCGAACCAAGTTCTGCATCGTCTAAATCCCAACCAAGCTTTTTAAACTCTGTTACAGCGTCAATCAATGAACCAACTTTTACATTAAGTTCCTGTGCCTTGCTAAGAGATTTGTTAAAATACTTGTATAACGCATCTCTGTCAGAAATTTCATCTGTTACTTTCTGAAGATTTACAAGACTATCATCTAATGTCTTTGCTTCGGTTGCTGCATTTCTGACCTGATTAGAAATGGCATAAACCAGACTTGCACCACTAAAAAATTTCGTATAACTCTTAACAGATTCTTTGAATTTACTTCCCCAAGTCATACCTGCATTATTCGTTGCTACAAGCTCCGTCTTAAATGCCGACAACTCACCTCTAAGAGTTTTTAGTTCTCCTGTACTCTTTGCTACATTAGCGGCATTAAGCAACTGATTGTATTTAGCGGTCATTTCATGATTATTGAAAAGTTTATTATTATTCCTTCCCAGAATCTTAATCTGGTTCACTAACTGTTGCTTGCTTGTATCAAAGTTCAGATGAACCTTATTACTATTTGCAACCCTCTGTGCATTGTTAATTGCCTGTTTGGTTGCTGTCTGTACACCTTTTGTATTTACATTCGGTGTGATGTTGAATGTAAGATTATTTAATCCCTTCAACTGTGCTTTGATTGCTTTCCTTGTTTTTGGCATATCAAGGTTACCAATCAGCTTGACGAACTTCATGTCGCCAAGACTTTTTGCGTCTGACTTAATCTGTTGCTTGCTTTTTGTCTTATTAAGACCAGCAACCAACTGTAAAATAAAGTTATTCAATTACGACTCCTTTCTATAAATTTCAACATACAAATAAATGGTTGCTAAATGCGACCATATCAATGAATTTTATCAAGTTGTACATTTTTTATTGAATTTTTGATTGAATAATCAGATTGTGGCTTTTCGCCTGAGATAAATTTGAATTGTTTGTTATGAATTTAATAGATAGTCTTCTAATCTCTCGAATAGATTAGGATATAAGTCAATTTTTCCTGTTTTGAATCGTGATAATACATCTTTATTTAGTCCTGTAACAGAACAGATATAACTTGCTTTTTCTCGAATCAATCTCTTATTTAGCATAGCCCTAAGTTCTTCCTGTGTCATTCATACTGCTCCTTCCTATATATTTTCTTATTCAATATATAATTTTTTATATAAAAAAATAGACCAGTGCAAAAATCAATCACACTGGTAATATTTTAAATTCGTACAATTAGGAGGACAGACCTAGTTTGAATCAGTCTGTCCACTTAATCATTGTTTATTGTTTTGAAATACAACGTGTGTACTTTATGCTAACATGCCGTGTTTGAGCCAGCACATCAACGCTTATAATAAAAGTTACTGCCCACCTCAGAAACCATTATTACCCTTGTCTGGCAGGACAATTAAATCCTGCCAATAATATGATATTCAAAACATATAATAAACACCCATAGGGTGATATTATCGGAGAATGGCAGAGCTATCACACCCTACCTTACTTTAGTGAAATAATAGTGAATCCTATAGAAGTGATTTATAGGAGCTATTGATTAAATTGTTGTTGGAAGTTTCCCACGCACTACTCAGCCTACGGTCTTTTCATGCGCAGTACTTTCTTCCATAAGGAGATATTGAAAATGCTTATTTTCCCTACACTTTTTTGAATTTTTAACAAAAAATAGCATTGTTTTTTGTCACTTTTTCACAAAACAATTTAGAAATTTATCACGATTATTCATATAAAGGAAGTTTAAAATTGTTTGGCATACATCTGAATTATTATTACTAAAAGCATATTTTACCAACAACATAACTGTCTCTTGATCTAAATTATTGTTTGTGCAATTCAAAAAATGACTCATACAGTCCATTTTTAAATCTATGTAACTATTTTTGGTATATTGAGTTTTGTGTTGTTCAATATACTTTATTGACCTATTATACACTTCTGACGCTTCTATAAATTTTTTCCATTTATATTTATTTCCCTTGCCTTTAATGTTGCTATTAAGAAATTTTGATATAGGAAGTCTTGTTACACCCATAGCTTGTCCCACAACTCTACTATCTATATTTCTAGCAATTATATCCATAGGACAATTCATCGAGCGAATTTCTTCTTCATTAAATTCTTTATTATTTCGACTTTTCTTTGTACTTGCAAAAAACTCAGGTATATCCTTACCTTTCATACATGGTAGTCTTTTAATACGATTAATTTCGTTTACTACATCTATATCAAATTCCTTTTTAGCAAGATCAATACTAATCTGACCAATTACAGATAATATAACAAAACATTTCTTCAATTCCTCCCCATCTTGCCCCTCATCCATTCCCTCATCATAGTAATAACTCAAGGCTAATTGCGCTGTATCTGTAGAGGTGCCAATAGATTGCTGTGCTGTTGCAATTTGATTATCCATTTGTGCAAAATCTTCTAATCTAAAATGATATGAACTATTCCCCTTTTCTGCCACACCATTGATGATAGTCGGATAATTTGTATAAGCTTTTCTCGCAAGTTCCGCAAGGTCTGGTTGATTTGTTGTATAAACAAAGTCGGTGTCTTCATCCATTCCCGAGGCTCTAGCTTGTACATCTGTTCCAACCATATTTATCACAATCACATTTCGTCCTAAATTTGCAAAGTACTTGGATAATTTGTCTGAATAGACATTATGAAAATGTAGAATATTATTCGGAGAATTATGTGGACTTCTAAAAGCGGCTAATTTTTCTCCATCTTTAAACCTTGCTGTATAACATTGAATTGCATCCTTTTCCACCTCAAAAATATTTTCTTCTATTGGATTTCCACCTACTGCTTTCATTAATAAAGCAATCGGGTTTCCCATAACTGTAAGATTGTCCCCATTCTGTAGCAATCTTCCCTGTTTAAAATATTCATTTTTCAGTTTGCTTATATCTTTAGTCTTTTTATCCCTAAAAAAAGCTGTCCTCCTAAAATCAGGATTCCATTTTACCAATGCCAAAATAACTTCATTAATATTGAAATTATTTTTCTTTTGATTAAGATATTGTAAATATGCTGTATCCGTTGTTTTCTTTAACTCTTTAATATAATCAACTGAATCTTCTGCAATTCGGGAAAGAATCTCTTCATCTGTAGTAGGCAGTGAATTATTCATTTGATAAGCCATTAACTGCATACCTCCCCATTTACTAGGATGAGCTGTCTTTACAATCGTAAACCAATTATCATGTTCTTTCATATAATTTTTATAAAATTTAAACGCTTCTTTTTGCGTCCCTCCCATCATATCAACAAACTTCAACCATTTTAGTGATTTATCTGTAATAACAACATCAATATTAGATAAGCTTAGTTTTCTTCCAAATAAATCAATTTTCTCAGTAGTAAAACTATTGTAGTCAATTCCATTTTCCGCACAATAGTCTCTGAAAAATTCTTGAATATTTCCACAGAACAAACAACTCTTGAAGAAATGTGACCTACAGTATATAAATCCATTCATATTTTTAGGAAAAATTGATTCATCAATTAATCCCATTCCGTCCCACAGAATATTTTTTACCCTCTCATCAGAAACATATTTTGCATCACATTCTTGTCTTATTTCTTCTTTTTTAGTTATCTCTGAATGACCATAGTTTCCATTCCATCTAATACCATTATCTTTAAGAGCTTCCTTTGTCTTCTCAATGTATTTAAGATTTTCATTGATTGATTTATTCTTATCAAATGTACAGCCCTTCTTGTTAATAAGTTCTTCAATATGTGAATCGTCAAAATGAATAAAAAACTCTTTTTCATCATATGTATATGACACAGATTTATTGCTTACAATTACAGCCTTTTGTGGCTTGGAATAAACTTCCTCATCTGGAACAACAAGTATTCTATTCCAAGGAATCCTTATATAACCATTGGCAGATGCTGTTGTTAACGTAAGATATGCTGATAATTCGACTATCTTAAATATTTTATCTGGATTCTGTTTTGATTGCTCATCCATTATGTCGTATAAACCCATAGTCAAAAAATTTATAGCTTTATGATACAGATTATCCCTAATAAATACACATTCTCCATCTTTTGCTTTACCAGGGGAGCGCATAAGCATCTTATAATGTATTGGATGACATCTTTCATCTTCCTTTGCCTGTTTCCTCTTCTTTGTGTCCTTGACCTCAGAAGTAAATGTCACTCCATTCGTATAGTAATATGTTCTTAAATCGTCTTTCTTTATCTTTTGGGGTTCTCCACCATTAATTTTATATTCAGCATCATAATCAAACTTTAATATAATGAAGTCCTTGCTAAATTTACCACCAATTCTTGTAATACTTTCATCCATAAATCTAAGAAATAAGCTATCTGCAAGTACTGCTTTTCTAGTAGATACCTTGTTCAATTCTACCCATTCATCTTTTATCTTGTGAATGACAATGCCCTCATCTTTTAACGCATCTATATACACTTGATTTGCTTGCATTGACTCTATGTACACTGGCTTTAATTCTTTTGTATAGTTTATAGTCTTCTTTCCTATAATAACACACCTCTCTATTCTACTAAGTTATGTTTACACTGCTCTCCACTTAATATATTCTCCACTTAGGAAGAAACTTTTTTGATTTTTTTGTGTTCCATATTCAGTTATCATCATTACTTTTGAATACTGCGTGAGTAACGCTTGAAAAGCCATTACATAAGCTATGAAAACTCATGCAACGACTATTGAAAATGCTTGACAAGAAATGTAGATTTCATTGCTTATTTCAAAATAAAATGTTGCCTACATAGGCACAATATTGAAGGTCACTTTTCCGAAAAATGCAATTTTACTTCACAATCTGCATAAATGAGGGCTTATTGCTCAATTTTGCAATTTTTCCAGTCTGATTATTAACTATGATGCCATTTTCACGATCCACATGATATGTACCAATCCAATTGTCCTCACAAAATTTTTCAGCAAAACTAACACCAGTTTGACTCTGATACATCGCACTCATACAGCTCATATAGAATACTGTAAACTCTCTCAAATCTCTGTTCTCATAATCCCACATAAGATCGAATACACCATCACGACCAACCGCATTGTCCAATCCTTTTTCCTTCAGAACATCCATTGTGAAAAAGTAATCCTTGCATTCATATTTATCGCCATCGTAGATTTTATCTATCGGAAATATCTTAATCAGATTTTTCAGTTTGATACGACCGATAATACCAAATAAGGCATCTATCAGTTTAAAGGCTGTTTGCTTTGCTTCAAACGGTGTCTGATATGTATTATCCACCCTATGAGTTACAGCCTCAATTTCAATCACAGAATTCATATACTTTACACCGCATAGAGCGGCTTTCATAAGTTCATCCTGTGACCAATCATCAATTTTTCTGTACTTTCCAAATATGCTTGTCACAGTATTGTAATACTGTCTGCACCACATATCATGTAATGCAAACAGCCTTGTAAATTCCTTTAGTTCTGTTTCTTTCTTATTTCCTGTAGTTACTGTAAATGTATTCATATAATGTATATTCTCCTTCCGAAACTAACCTACCTTCTTTTTCAAATCAAATAGTTGTAATATTTCTTTACCATTCTTACAAAGTGCACCATATATAGGATCATTTTCATCTGTGCTTACCGCTAAGAGCATACATATATAATTAGAATTGTAATTATCTTCTATTTCCTTCTGTCCTTTTGATATACTATCTAACATTTCTATCCCATTAATTAGTCGATTGTATAATTCTTGTTCTGTAGCATCCATTTTCTTATAAGCATAGGCATCATATTTACCACATAAATAATGGAAGATTGCTTTATCATCTTGATATTTTAAACCTGCAATATAAAGCAAGTAATGTAACACCTCATGTCTAATTGTACGTTTCGTTTCTTCTTCATTTTCCATACAACAAAAAACATTGATAACATTCTGCTTTTCTGCTATATGAAGATTTCCTAATGTACTATAATTGATTTTTCCATCATAATAAGCATGATTTGTATGAAAAACTATTGGTAATATTTCCGTCTGAATCATTCCAAAAAACAGATATTCTTCTTTAATATCTTCTGCAAATTGTTTTGCATACTTCAAATATTCATTGTAACGCTCTCCAAATTCTGCATACCAGTTTTTATATGTTTCCAGCTCATTCTTCAATGAGAACATTTCTTCCATAAGTTGTTTTCGATTTCTTATTACACTAACACCTTTACAATCAACTGCATTTTTCCCAAAAACATAATTTCGTATGCAATCTGTAGCATAATCACAAAAGGATATATCAACTTTTATGTTTTCATTCTTATATTTACAGTCTTTATTGCAATTTTCACAATCTTCACATAATGTATATGTAATATCTTCGCCTGTCTTTCCACATATATCCACAAATACATCTTCTTCCAATGTGTAATATGTTGCATCATCTTGTAATGGCTTTATTATCAAATTTATCATATCAATACATTCTTGCTTTAACGACATATCTCATTCCTTTCTTAACTTGCCACGATTTCGTAGTCAGTAAATTACCAATTGCGTCCAAATGGACGCATATGACTTAGCACTAAATGGTACTAAGCTATCTTCTTATTCCTTGCACCATACACCAATGCATCCTCTTTTCCTTCTACACAAGCAACAGTCACAATAACTCTCTTTGCTATTGACATATCGGGAATTTCAAACATTATCTTCTGCATAGAACCCTCGATTATAGAACGTAATCCTCTTGCACCGGTTTTCTTCTGAATAGCCAACTCCGCAATCTTTCTCAATGCTTCATCCTCAAATTCCAGTTTCACACCATCCATAGACAGCAATTCTTGATACTGCTTTGTAATAGCATTTTTCGGCTCTGTGAGAATATGTACCAAATCTTCCTCTGACAGCGGATTCAATGCGGTAATAATAGGAAGTCTGCCTATAAGTTCTGGCATAAGACCATACTTAACAAGATCATGCTGCTCAACCTTTGACAAATCGGTAATTGATTCTTTCTTATCGGCAACATTAGCACCAAATCCAATGCTGTTATGTGTCTCTTCCTTGCCAATAATCTTATCAATTCCATCAAAAGCTCCACCACAGATGAAAAGTATGTTAGATGTATCTATCTTTATTGTCTCTCCCTGTGGATGTTTCCTACTGCCTGTTACTGGCACTTCTGATATTGTACCCTCGATGATTTTAAGAAGTGCTTGCTGTACTCCCTCACCAGATACATCACGAGTGATTGACATATTTTCGCCTTTACGAGAAATCTTATCTATCTCATCAATATAGATAATTCCTCGCTGTGCTGATTCAATGTCATAGTTTGCATTCTGTAAAAGTGTACGCAACATGGTTTCAACATCTTCGCCGACATATCCAGCCTCAGTTAAACAGGTAGCGTCAGCAATAGCAAAAGGAACACCTAAAAATTTTGCAAGGCTCTGTGCAAGATATGTCTTTCCACTACCTGTTGAACCAATCATTAAAATGTTGGACTTCTGTATCTCAACATCTGATTTTTTATTCTGTTTTAATCTCTTATAGTGATTATAGACTGCAACTGCTAATGTTCTCTTTGCCTCATCCTGTCCAATAACATACTGATCTAAATGTGCCTTAATCTGTGATGGTGTAGCAAGCCGCATATTATCTGTGACAAATTCCTCTTCTTCATCGTTGAGTAATCCGCTTGCAATAGAAATACAGCTATCACAGATGTAACCATATTTTCCTCTAATCAGCTTGTCTACCTCATCTTTTGAGCTTCCACACATACAACAAAATTCGTTCTTTTTATTTGCCATCATTAAAATCTCCTTCTATTTATGAATCCTTAATTTAAGACCTCTTACATCCTCACGCATCAATAAATTTTCATTCTCAAGGTCTTTGCTGTTTCCTCTGAAATGCTTACAAAATATTTCAAATTTCTTGAATGATATATTGATAATGGTGTAGTATTCCTTATGTCCATCTTTACAGGTTACACATAAATGCTTATACCCATTATTCAATATTTCTGCTTTGATAATCTCAAATTTTGCAAGTTCGGTATCTATCCATGCATTTAATTCTTCTACTGTACGAAAAGATATTGATTGCTCATAACCTTTAACAATGTATTTATTTTTTACCATTGTTACATATATTGATTTTCCCAACTGTTTTATTCTGCTTTGTATTTTCTTATCAACCAGACTTTCTTCCTCTTTTTGCTTCAATTCAGCCATATACTGTTTTGCTAACTGCTTTCCTTTTTTAGTCTGAACTGCCTTATCTGCTGTTTTATGTAATTTTTTTACTGCACACTTAAATTGTTTTCCTTTTCTATCCTCAAGAATTACACTACTTTTATTAACAATTTCTACTAACTTCCCAACCTTAAAAGAAGTTGCTATTCCTTTATAATCTGTAACTGAAACATAATAGATATTGCCTACTGTTAAATTTTCTACTTTCATCTTAAATATTCTCCTTCTTCTATCTGATTTCCTCACATCCTAAAATTTGTCAATTTTCTTACATATTTTAGGATAGCAACCATCCGATTATTTGTATGTTTTTTGACATATTTTAGGATTATCTTACTAAAGATACTTTTTACTAAAGAAAATCTTTTTTGTATCGTTTCTTTTTGGTTTAATGTATAATTTCGTATGGCTGCTATCGCATCCATACTCCATTATTTTTTTAATCATTGTTCATTGTTGAATAATGAAATTTATTCTATATTATGTTTAGTTTCATTCATACCTGGCATATCAATTATTTCCTCTATGCTAAAATCATTCTCTAATGGATCAGCTTCTCCCCATATATCATCATTACTTTTTTCTTCTATTGGAAATGGTCTTTTTGCTTTGTCCTTATTTTTCAAGCAATCTTCTGTTATGAATGGGAACTGGTCAAAGAAATAAATATCTTTCAAATCGTTTTCACAATATCCATCGTTTTCATGTCTTTTATTAAATTCAACCGCATATTTGTATATCTCAATGATAGTTTCTTTATCGTACATTTTATTTCCTGATACCAAGTTGAAATATTTTGCTCCCAGACTCTTTCGCTTTGATGTCTTTGCTGTCTTGTGCTTTATGCTCTCTACTGATTGACAATAACCATATTCCTTTTTATGATCTTCACCCTCATCAATGATGAACTTCTTATATTTGTATCTTCCATATGTATTGGTGATTCCAGATATTTCATTGTCTATGAGTAGTAAATCGTTTGCCCTATAAATATATAGAATCTTGTTCTCTTCCAGAATTTTGTTATATGCCAATACAGTATCTTTGCTTATATTGGATATATTCGATAATACTTCTATAGAAGAAAATCCTATAACTCCATCCGTTTCTTTTCCATTGGATAATACAAATGTCCAGCTTTTTCCATGACGGAAGGTACTGACAACGTTCACAAAATATCTAATCAATTTAGCTTTGCTAACGTTAGATTTCTTATCATCAATCTGCATAATTGTGGTTAATTCGTCCGTATAAACTACTGTGAACCATAAATTATTTTCCTTGTTGGTTTTCGTTGGATCAAAATATATAGGTTCTAAATCGTACTCAAAGTTATACTTCTTTTCGTTGATTTTATGGATTAGACCATGTTCTTCCAAATCATTTAATCCATCTACATATTTTTTCTTGTCTCTTGACTCAATATCAAATGTGTGTCGAAAGAAATAATCCATTATATCAACTGATATTGGATAATAATTCATATCTGTTCTTTGAATTGCTCTTAGATAGCAATAAACCAAGATTCCATTATCAGATATGGTCTTATCTCTAATGACATTATTTAATAGAAAGACCTTTTGTGACAATCTATTTTCTTCGCTGCTTTTGGTCAATAAATCCTACACCTCCCTGTTTGTGAGATATGTAGTAATACTATTATGAATAGCTTTATTGTCCTCAAATAAAAATATTTTGTACTGTGGATTCTTTTCAGAATCAATAACTTTCTTTATTTCGTAACCGTGACCACATAAATAATTTGCTAATGCCAGTGAACGCACTGGACACATTTCTTTTTCGCTTGTAATAACTCATTCCTCCTAATCTAACTCGATAAAATCAATCTTGAAATGTTCCGTCTCAAAATATCTCTTGTCTTTCATGTCCTTTACATTTCTTTTGCAAATTTTTATATCCTGCACTAGTTATTTCTAATGTCTCATCTGCAAACTGATAAAAAAAATCTTTATCATCACATATACATCCATCTACATCATCAGTATGGATATTTGTAATTTCGAATACGTTTTGTTCTAAATCAGCCTCATGTTTCAAGAAATAAATTTTAAGTATATCTCTAACCTCTTGTTTCTCAATAAACCGCCTTGTCAATCTATTTATAATATGATCGCTATGAGTTTCTACAACAACCGTTCGTCCAGCTTGAGCATAGGCAAGTATAATATCTGCAAGTGCAAGCTGAAATTTTGGATGGAGTCCTGCTTCTGGTTGCTCAAATAAAAGAATATCTCCTTTTTCCCCTTCAAAATGTTCTTTAAATATAGAAAATCCAGTCCATTTATAATGTCTCGTGTTAGAGAATTGATCTTCAATAGCTTTTAGAATTGTTGTTTTTCCACTACCATTCACTCCTGTTAATACAGTTAATGGCATAATTTCAATTGATTTATTTTTAAACATATCTACAGTTTCCAAATTGACATATTGCTTCATAGTGCATCACCCCCATTTATTCCATTATGGTCTGATAGAAATTATCCTCTAATTCAATCATTACTCCATAATGCTCTAATTCATATGTTTTTGTAATCAGTTCTCCAACTGATAAATACTGCTGCTTTTTTGGTACGTCTTTAAAAGCATAGCTTCTATATCCGCATAATAATGCAGGTTGTTCTTTGTCTGAAAATCCAATTAAAATCGTATTGTCTTTTCTTAACACCACTACTCCACATGGATATTTACCACTCTCACAAACCATGTGACAAATATTGTCCTGTAATTTATTTGAATTATCACATCTCAATAGACCGTACTCATCACACCCACACTCACACTCACATTTTGGTGGATTAAGAAAATTTTTCTTTATATCCAGTCCCAAATCCTTAAACTTCAATTATGATAATTTTACTGATTTCATACTGTTAATCCTCCACATTCAAAATAAATTTTTTCAGACCATCAACACCAATGTCATTGAAAGCAATTTCCAATAAATCATTCTCTGTCAATTCGCCATCGCCTACCAAATCCTGTAAAATATACTCTCCATCGTCCACTTCTTTTTCAAGTACATCTGCATTCAGTTCTTCATACTTTTTATAATATGTCTCCGAAAAAGCAATTCTGATTTCCTCTGACATTGACATATCGTATTTGTGAATCTGTAGTTCATCCAAAATATTTTCTACGTTATATCCCACAAAAGCGTATAATTCACTTTCGGAATTAAATACCTCTGCTTTGATAAAGTCGATATTTTCATTTATAACTGCTTTATATTCCTTCAAAGTATCAAACACAACATCCTTGCACCACTCAGCATACTGTGGATATTTCAGAATGCTCTTATATTTATTGAGCTTGTCTTTCCATAGCTGTTCCTTCTGCTTTTCTTCATTGGTTCTGTCGTTCAGCCATTTTTTTACTTCATCCAATGTCATATAAACTGGCTGTTTATTATCATCTAATGGTGATGCTACCTTGTCTGTATATGTGCATTTAACAAAGAATCTTTCGTTTGCACCTTTTAATTTATAACCATGTCTTCCTAACTGTTGTCTTAGCTTCATTTCTCTTTGTTCCATATTGCTATACCTCTTTTTCAATTTAATGTAGGCACACCACCAATAATAGGTAATGTGCCTGTTATTCCGTTCTATATATAACCATTATCTTCAATGGTATTGTGATTCCGTTTCGTGGTAATCAGCATCTTCACTGATATATTTCTAGTAGTATCATCAACGAGTCCGTTCCGTACAACGATTGTAACTATTCGCTTCAATAGTCGGTTGCTTCGTCTCACTGCAACAATATCTCTGTTAATACTATATTCTCCACTCGGAGATTGATTTTTACTGATTTGATTATTGAGTCATACCTTTACAATATTCTTTAAAATTGGGCATTCTCTTTAAATTACGCACAATGCTAATTGCATCATCAATTTTAATAATATCTTTCTCTAAGATTTGATCAAATTGTATCAGTTCATAATTAGAATCTAATAAACATATTCCATTCTCATAATTCTGTTTTATAATATTGACAAATTCTTCTGTTAATTCAGCTTGTGTCATGTCATCGTATTTCTTATTATTAGAAGTTCTCTTGACATTTACCGCCTGTGTCCTGCCGGTTGTGCCTTCTCCAATTTCAAATTCCACAATGTCATTCTGATTTAAAGACTTCCGACCTTCCATCTGAATACTTGAATAATGTACGAATACATCCTTTTCTGTTTCATCTGTGATAAATCCCCAACCTTTTGCATCGTTGAACCACTTAACTTTTCCTGTTTTCATTTATTTAATTTCTCCGTCTCATAGAAATATCTGTACAATTTTCGTTCTATAGTTTCATCTTCTTGAAAAACTAATACTCGAACAACCTTTTTATCAAATGCCATTCTCAAAGACTTATTCTGATAAATTACTGTTCTGTCATTTTCCATCAACTTTTCGACTGCAAACGCTTTTATAACTGTCAGCCGATCTAACGGCATTTGAAATACATAGTTTTTCATTGTAAGCTCCTTATGATATTCCAGGCACACCGCTGCTGCAGCTTGCCTTTCATATACTCTATTCTCTCTTTGCAGGTGGAATAAGATCAAATATTGTCTCTTTCAATTGTTTTGTAGCTTCATCAAGTGTCACACCATCACACAATCTCAATGTAACTTCAATACTGCACTGACAGAAACTGCTCATATATCCAACTTCAACTTGTAAAAATTCTTTTCCTGTGATTCTATATTTGAAATCCAACGAATCAGAAAAGATACCTGATTCCATATAAAAATTCAAATCTGTTATAAACTGTTCTGTCGTAATAGTCTGAACTTCATTTGTATCTTTGCACTCTGTCTGTGCATTTACGACTGTGACCAAATGATTTTTAATTGCTTTCTGAAGATTTTTCGCCGTTGTTGGTCTTGTGCTTCCCATATACTTGCTCCTTTATGTACGGGATCAACATTTCGCTGATCCACGGTTTTATGTTAATGTTTTGATGGGATAGGAACTTACCCTATCAGGACTTCCACCTATTATTAATATTCTCCGTTAAGAAAATACTTTTTACGTTATTAACATCCACATGGATATTTCAAGCTGTCATCCAATAAATCTTTATTGTCATTTGCCACTAACTCTGCGACTCGACATTTGATTGCCTTCTGCAATTCATAGATCTGCTCATGTGAGATTGTTCTTTCTGCTAAAATATTTGCAAGCAATTTCATATCCACATTACCCGTGTTAAGAATGTCCTCAAAAATCTTCCAATAGCTACGGCATAGATTTTCCCAATGATACGATGTCATATCCAAATCATTCAGATATTCTTCTGTTGTCATAGGTGTATCATCTGCATCCATGCTGTAATATTCAATCTTGCCATCAGAAGTTTGTTTGAATGTATCAAGATTTTCTTGCTCCTCTACCCAAATCTCACAAAATTTTTCAGCATTAGCTTCTGCGTCTATCAAACCATTCTCTTCCAAATAATCAAGATATTCTAACTGAATAACCTGAAAATCGGATTCTGAAATAAATGCGCCTGTTCCTTTTCTTAATTTGTCTAAACTTAAATTTGTCATATCTTTTAATCCTCCATTTTCTATGCTGGCAGAGATATGGAAATCCCATATAATTCTCTTTTATCTGCTTAACTGGCTGACCGTTTACTGTATTTGCTCTCTGTTTTAAAATCTCAGATACACATTTTCTCCATTTGTAAAAGTGATTGTATAATTACGCAATCCCACATGAGGTACTAAATCTGCACTTGTCCTGTTAATCTTTTCGATATCCTCTTTTAAGATTACCATTCGTGATTTATCCACATAATGAGTAGTTGTCGGTACTGAAAGTGCAGAAATCAACTCGTCTTTTTCTTCATCTGATAAACCAGTCCATTTCTCGCTAATGATAGAAAGTGCTTTTTCTGTCGGAACATTACCATCAATACCGTATTTATCTAATACTTCCCATGCTCTTTCATTCTCCGTGTCATAATAATATTCATGGTCGAATGTTAATTTTACATTTCCATCTTCACACTTTTCTATATCAAAGTGATCGAAAAATACTTCCCAATATGCCTTTCCAAAATTCTGCACTCTAATACCAAACGCTGATTCTGCAAGCTCTAAATTCTTTAAATCTTTAATTAAACCATCCCATGTAATTTCACCTGAACCACTTCTACTTTTTACAAACCCAACGAACTGTTTGATAGCATTCTGTGATTCAGATTTTTTATATCCTTCATCTGAAAGCAGTTTTGTAATATCTGTTGTAACATCTTTTGTCATTGTCAAATTATCAAAATCGCAAGATTTCTCTAATCCCTCACGATCAATGTGCTTTCCGTTAAAGTAACCCATAATAATTTCATAATCTTTGTTTGTCATAATAATTTTCCTCCATTTATTTATGCTTTTTAATCTTATCTGACAGCCATTTAATAGTGCCATCTTTGTTTATTGGTATCTGTACTCGTTGTCCGTTCTCATACTCGATTACATGTGATAACTTACCAGTATCTGCTCTTATCCATATCTTAACCATGCCTGTTTCCTTCCTATATACATTCTCTGTTTGTTACTCAATAAAACCGATTGTTACAACATTTCTGTGTCCGTCTACATTGTTGTTTTGAGGCAGCATGTACAGATTAATGACTCTCGATGATGTAAATATAAACCAGTCCTCAAAATTTTCTACTGCCTCAACTGCTTCGATCTTTGCAATATCAATGAATATACTGCTATTAATCTCCATTGGATAAAGTGGCTGATTGATTTCCTCATTGAATCCTACTGGCTTTTTTTCGTTGTTACCGAATGACAGAAGTGTTGTATTTCCCAACATCCTACAATTAGTGAAATATAAATCACCAAACTCAACATCTGTGTTATGCTGGCTCTTTTCATCAAGATTTCCACTGTTCAAATGAATTTGAAAACCTTTGCCACTCTCATTCTGTTCCTTTAATAAATTTGATAATTCTGTAAGTTCCATGTAATTAGTCCTCCTCTGTCTAATAAATCACGTTGATTGTAATCTCTGCGCCATCCACCATAACAATATTTATATCAAGCACATTGTCAGGATTATCTTTATTGATACAACCTGAAATATTGTCTATATGGTCAATGCTGATGGAAGTTGTTGCTATAATGATGTTTTCTTTATCTGTGAAGAAATAATTTATAAGATCGAATCCTCTTTCATTTTCAGCCACAACATATTTCATACGATTAAAATAATGACTTGTGCCATTCGTACCATTTACACTGTCTATATTTCCAACAAGCCCAAATTCTGTCATCTGAATTAGTTTTTCAATACACATTCCATTTACGATACCATTCTTTAGAATCTGTCTCGCTTCCTGTGATTTGTCTGCTTTCTTCATCTGTATTACTTTTGATTTTCCCATATAGCAAAGTCCTTTCTTTGGTTCGTGAGGGTGGATTTCCACCACACACACTATATTGTTCTCTGTTTTACTTGCTGATTCTTCTTGCTTTTAGTGCATCTAATCTATTTGACTTCTTTGGTGCTACAACTGGCTCTGCCTTCTGTCCAAATATATCTAATGATTTTGCAGTTCTTACTTCTGTTAATGCTTTCATAGAGTTTTGAACATTCACAGCTTCTTTCTCAATAGCATCTGTCATTGAATCCAATCTACTGTATGGCATTGTTAAACCACTAAGAATAATTACATTTTCTTCTGATTCAGACAGATAACCATGAAATTCTGTTGGTGCTGTTCCTACCTCTTTACGCAACTGAATAATATCAATCTTACTTTCCTTTGCTGATACAGCTTCAGAAATACCCATAATCGTAACAGTCTTGTCCTCTCTCTTTGCAAAAATATTGTTATCCTTATTTAAAATATCAATGATATTTGCAGTCGTTCCCTTTGTTGCATTGGTTTTTGTAATGACAGAGAATGACGGACACTTTAAGCAAGCTTCAATTTCTGCCAAATCCATATTTCCATCCTGGGATTTATTATTGATACAAAGAATACCTGTAAATAATGAAGCGAACACTTTATTTACAGTAATTTTGTCGCTTGCATTATTGTCAAGGATAAAAATACTTCCCATTTCTGGCTTTAATTCATCAATCTCATTAAATGTCAATCTTGCATTATCTCTTACCTTTAATGGTTCTGTATCTGCTGGCAATACAGGAATCATACCAACCGAATATCCCATTTCCTTTAATATTCCACTAAGAATAGGTGCAATAGCCGATCCTGTTCCTCCACCACATGAAAATGCAATAAAAATAATTGAATCCTCAATAATGTAAGACTGTAATTCTTCTAAAATTTCATCAATGCCTTCTGCCAATGCTTCTGTACTCTTATCCCTATCGCAAGCAGCACCCTTAGAATTATTGATATGAATCTTGTGAGATAAGCTAACAGATGCTAAATCTTCTGTACTTGTGTTAATTCCAATAAATGAAAGATTTGACTTATCACCATCAAGAAGATTTACTGCTCTTTCGATTTCTGCAATAATCTGTGTTCCGCACTGACCACATCCAATGCCTGTAATTTTTAATCCTGCGTTAATTTTTTTGTTCATAATAATTATTCCTCCGTTTCTTCCTCTTCCATTTCTTTTAACCAATTCATACCTTTAGATGTAATGTAATATGTATATGTATTACCTACTGGCATTCCATTTTTTACATACCCACCTTGTATCAGATTTCTAAGGTTGTTATAAATGGTCTTATCACAATAACTTGTTCCTTCTTCTGCAAGTCCATCAAGTATCATTTTTCTTGTGGCTGCTATAATTTTGCTTTTTGCATCAGTTCTATATAACCAACTAAGTATCAAATAACTAATGACTTTCAAAATTCTTACCTCCATTCTGCTATGATTTATAGTAGGCTTTTCCAAGTTCGCTAATATAATATGTGCTTGCCAATCCATCTATCAGACCACATTCCACATATCCTTGTTTGCTCATACTCTGCAAATGCCTGTATGTTGTACTGTATGATTTTCTTTTTGCTACTGAAATTTCTTCTAATATCTGTGAAATATTCATAGCTTTTAATGGATTGTCCACATTCTGATTACAAAGTAACATTAGAATTTCATAATCAAATTTTGTCATTACTTTCCACACCTCCTTGTCTCTCGTCATTAAATGTTAAAAAATATATTGGCATTTCTGCCCTCTATATACTTATTCGCCTTTTGAAAATTGTTTTTTGCAAAATTTCTACACCATCAAAAATTTTTTTCAAAACATTCTCTTATCAGATTTCCATAGAATGAGAAAATTTTTATGAAATGTTTTGCAATCAACCCTTTCAACATAATATTCTCCACTTGTTTTTGTATTTTTGTGCAAATTAAAAAAGCACCATACAAAGACTTATATTTCAAAATCTTTATATAGTGCTTATATGTAATACCTATGCTGATTATTTTTTCTATTTCATCAATTCAATCAATTCAGCCTTTAACTTATGGTATTTTTCATTTCGTTTCATATCCTCAAACTCACCTTGTTCAACTCTTTTCATAACATCTTCCATCCATATCAATAATTTTGTCTCATACTCTTCTCTTTCAGCTAAAACAGCATCTTTAAAAATTTTTTCATATTTGAATAATAACGCCCGTGTTTGTGTTTCTCCAAAATAATCTATCAAAGGTTGCATATCATCTATAGTTATATTTTTGTAGTTATGGTATGTTCTTGTATTATGAAGTTTCTTTTCAAGTGGTCTTTCATATATTGTACCCTTACCTGATTCAAAATAAGCTCTGATTAGAGCTTTAACAAATCCGTTCATACTTTGATTTGTCTTTTCCAGATATTCTTTTAGCTGTGTGTATTCTTCCATTTCGGAAAGAGTGTATTTTACTGACACCATCTTTATTTTCTTATCATATCTTTTCTGGGCTTGTTTCTGTGAATCCGACACTTTGCTTTCACTCATATATATTATTTATATGTAGTACCTATATAGTGCATATCCATTATTTCAAATTGCTTATATGTATTACATATATCTCCTTTGCAAATCTTATTTTTCATATTTCTATGTAATACCTATTATAACAGATTGCAGAATTTCCACAAATACAATTCTTTCTACATAAACAGAAAAGCCATGACTTATTACAGCCATGACTTTTCAACAACAAAACAATTTCAATCTATAGGTAATCCTATGATCAAAAAATGTATATCAAGGGTTCATCACGCCCTTAATACCTAATGAGTATAACATACCTTGCCGATTTTTTCTATCTACTTTTCCTTGGAAAATCTGAATCGGCTTGATACATCGTCAAATGTTTTTAGAACGAATTTCATATCATCCTCTGATATACTATTCTCCATCTCATTTCTAAGTCTCTGTTTAATTTCCGCTTTGATTGCTAATGATTCAATATTTGTATCTATCATAATATAACCTATTTCTTCCTTATTATAATGCTATGATGCTAACCAGCCTTTAACATTGTCTGCCTATCTTCATCGGCTATTTCCTTATCAAATAGAAAGACCTTACCCAACTTTTCAGTGTATGGAATTTCCAATGCTTCCAGAATAGTCTCAATTCTTGCTACCTCTGTCCTGTCTATTGGAATTGATTTATTATTGTTGCTGATAAATACCTGGTTTATGTCATAGTCGTATTCAATTTTTATGCTCATCTTGTACCTCCTTATTTAATTCTCTACAGTGCTTTCCGTAAATTCGATTCCTAAGAAATTTAACAACTCTTCCATCTTGTCAATCTTTAGCATGTTGATTTTGATTTTTTCGCCTGTATCATCATTTACAAGAAATGCTTGTGTAATTCCTTCCTCTACTCCTAATTGTTTCTTCTTATGAGATATATACAAATCAATTCCGCAAGCTACCAGTAACACAATTAAACTGATAATTGGTAATTTAATGTCGGTTATAAGTAAAACCGCAAGTATTACACCGCTTAATATCCATGCTGTTAAGGATATATAAGAGTAATAGGTATATGCTTTCAATTTCTTTGCATAGCTTTTCATATCATTATTTTTTATATTTTTAATCATGGTTACTGTACCTCATTGTTAAGTTTGTTGCATCTGGTTTCTGCTTCTTCCTGTGTGGCAAATATTTCATTTTCTGGAACAAGACTATTTCTACCGCTTGTTTTGTAATATAAACAAGATTCCTTTTGGGTAATCATATATCTACAGCTAATAATTTTACATGGATCTTCTACTGCATATATCATCCTATCTTTTGAATCTAATACAATGCTTCTATTTCCATGACACTTAGGACAACTCATGTCATATCCTTTATATGAAATACTACCAGTTCCAAAACATATGTCGCAGGTAGCTTTTGTCTCGATTACTTTTTTCTGTTTCTTAATAAGAAAAACTTCCTGTCCTACTTCAAATTTTGTTTCTACGTTTATTTTCATTGTGTTGACCTCTCTTTCTTTTTGTGGTTTTGTTGTAACATTACTGGTTACATTGAAAAATTGCTTTCTATTTACGATAAGCCTCTTCCAACAAAAATTATTAAAATCTATTGTACTTACAGCGAAAATCCAAATTGTATATGCAATTCAATATTTTGCATATCAATTTATAATTACATTGTAGTTACAAAGTTTTTACGATGTCATTTAATCCCTAGTGAATAGGTAGGTTATCGTACTTCCTAAGCAAAAAAGTATAGGAAAATCACGTATTTACGCATTTTGCGATATATGGTTCGATAAGCTATTTACGCATTTTATCAATCATTTCCTGCAATCGTTCCTTTCCGCTTTGGATATAATATAATTCTCCATTAATCTTAATAGCTTCATTATTCTCATGTGCCATAATAACCTTTTGCTGATAAAGGTTGATTCCTACAGCAACTCCATTACAAAAAGCCTGACTTTCAAAAATTTCATCCATTATAATTTCCACCTCCACGATAAATAAAATAAACCGCAAAGTATAATCAGAGATATAACAAATCTGATACACTTATGATTATTTGATTCTTTATGCTTCAAGGGCTTTTCCTCTCAATCTGCTATATGCGTTATTCCTATGTACTTTATAATTCTCTTCTGCTAACTGTATTCCTATTGTTTTATTCCATACCTCTTGTACTGTCGGTATATGAGATAGATTTCCATAATGTAAAATCCTCTTTGTATCTGCCACCTCATAAAATTTTCCACAGATTACAATTTTATATCCTTGCTTATATGCTACTTGTCTTTTCATCTGTCTATGCCTCCCATCTTTGGTAAATGCTTCATATAATGTTTCTCTATATTTCTACATCCTTGTATTAAATTCACAGATCCTTTTCATAAATCTTAACCAGCTTATAAAATGTTGACCTTTTCAAATTCAGTATTTCCATACACTTTGTTGCTGTCATTTCTCCTAGTCTCCATTTTTCATAGTAATCTTTCCAATTATCGGGAAACTGTGCGTTTGGTCTGCCTGTTGGTCTGCCTGTCTTTAAAGAAGTTTTCTTTCCATTGATTACTGGCATAACATCCATTCCCTGTTTTTGTCTACGTCTTGTGTTTTCAAGTTCCTTTTGTGCCACATAAGACAAAATCTGTAATACCAGGTCAGCAATAAATCTTTTATCAAGATTATCACCAGATTGCCTTGTGTCGAGTAATGGCATATCCAACACAACAATATCTGCTCCAATAACATTGATAATATAGTTCCACTGTTCCTTGATTTCCGTATAGTTTCTACCCAACCTATCAAGACTGACAATAACAAGCAAATCTCCCTCTCTTAAAGTTGGTGCTGTTGTTTCTGTTCCAACTAATGCGTTGTATTCCATTCGATTAAATGTCTTTCCGCTTATTTTGTCACACTTAATATTTCTCTCAGATATTCCAAACTCTTTTAACTGTTCAATTTGTCGTGCAAGATTCTGTTCTTTTGTAGAAACTCTTGCATATCCCCATACTTCATTTTTCATATTACTGTCCTTTCTGTTCGTAAAACACTTGTCACTTTTCGGATATATCTGTAAATAGAATTGACACCTTTACAAATACATTTCCTTACATAATAAGTATTCTCCGTAAAATGACACCTTTATAGACAGTTTCCATTTTCACTTGTAGCATTGCATTTTTACCGCTATACTATATATGGAAGGAGTTGATTCACATAAATATTGAGATTCAGAAGCCGAACCGCTTCAAAGATTTTTTACATAAGATTTATGACCACTTAGAAAATTTGATATTCGCTATCATTCAAAAGATACCAGAAAAGCATATACCATCTTTTCTTATGAATTGGATGGAACACTACACAAATAAAAGATTATCAGAATTACAAAGTCAAATCATCCGCAAACGCTGGCAGACAATAGAATTAGAAAAAGCTGTTGATAAAATTCATAACAAGCAGCAGGATTAAACTAAGCACCTTCAGAAAGATATGCTTCTTTCCGTTGGTGCTTTGTTTATTATAGTCCTAAGTATTCACTTGGCAGAATTGCCTTTATGTCTGATACTGAATAATCCGATACATTTCTTGTCACAATATATTCTGCTCCATAACTTTTTGCACATTCCATTTGTAAGCAATCCTCAAAATCAGAGAACTCCTCATTTGCAAGACCAGATAATAATTTTGCTTTGTCTATGCCCTCTACATCAAAAATCGTGCATAGGTTTGATAATATTTCTCTTCTTTCCTTTGCAGTATAATCTTTCCTTAATATAAAGAACATATTAGAAATAGAATGCGCTGCAATGCAACCTTTTGTATTTTCCTCGGTACATGACGAGATTACTTTCTTTGCATCCTCAAAGAAGGGTTCTCTTCCAAGAAGATAATCAAGTAATACATTGGTATCAATCAGAATTTTACCTACCATATTTATCTTCCCTGTAAGAAGCTAATTCTGCATCATCATCGGTAACAGTTCCCTTTTTACGTAACTGTTCTAATCTTGCAAAGGCTTCTTTCCTTTCCTTATTAGAATCATTGTACAATCCATTTACACCCTGCATAATCTGAATTACAAAGGATAACTTATCTTCTGGTATCTTTTCCAGTTCCATTATTGCACTCTGTCTTAATGCTGTCATAGGTCATACCTCCTTTAAATTTTCGGATGAAATCGTCGTTTCTTTATATGCTATTATTCATCCTCATTTTCCTTATTTTGCTTGTTTTGTTCCCTTACTGTAACAATATCTATCCCCATATCCTTTTCAAGCAATGAGATTACTAATTGATTAACACTCATCCCTTTTGATTTTGCATGATCCTTGATTAGTTGTAGATATTCCTCTGGAACTCTTAATTTTATATCTTTAATTTTCTTCATATATTCTTTTAAACTATCTTTTTGTTTATCAGTCGCAGAAGCCACAATGTAACCCTCCGTTTCTATATACTTTTTCATAATAAGTATACAACACCTCCTCCGTTTTTTCAATAAAATTCTATGGGTACATAAAGAGTGCCAAAAATCAGCACTCTTTTCGCTTATATCATCTTATTTAATATTTTATGCACAATCTTCCATAATAACCGCTTGCTTTCTTTCTGATCCATCTGATATAGAAAAATTCTCGTTATCCGTTCCATAAAATCATCAGGCATTATTGAACCTTTGAACTGGTTATCTTCCAGACAACAAATTTGTAAATTTTCCACAGAATCAGCACCGCCACAAGCCAAAGGAATTTTATGGTCAATCGTTATATCTTCAAATAACAACTTCCTACCACATAAAGCACATTTTCCATTTGCATTCATATAAAGCAATTTCTTTACATTATCAGAATATCTTTTTCGCTTGATTTTTCCATCTGCATTACATTGTATTTTTACATTCGTATCTATATCCTCAATATAATAATTTTTCGTTTTTGCTGGTGCTTTCTTGATTTTCTCTTGTGCTTTACCAATAGTTGCAAATAACTTTGCTTCATCTATATTATTCGTTTTTGTTGTCTTTCCTGTGTCTGTAACTGTTATGTAATAATTTCCATTTGTAAGTATATAAGCCATAATATCAACCTCTTTTCCATTAAGGACAGCCATATTTCAGACTGTCCTTTCATCCTTTACAGTTTCCTTTTATCTTTCATCTGGGAAACAAACTGTTGTCGCATTGTCTCCTGGTGTTTCGGAGATTCGATTTGTAATAATCCAAATTCTGCCTTTTGAGGTATTGTAAACACCCATAACATATAAATCATCTGGATAATTCAAAGCATCCTCATTTGTCTGTTTATCTTCTGCGTCCATATCTCCCCAGTCTTTAACTGCAAATCTCTGTAATGCAACTGTTACCTCAACCGCAAATTTCTGTTCCGCTGCCATAAGATCATTGATTAATCTTGTAGTTACTACCTGTCCCATATTGAAAAATTTTGATGTAATCATTTTGCTTTCAGTCCTTTCCTTATTCGTTCAATGTCTTTACTGCCTCTATCATTTTCGCATTGTATTCATCATAGATTAAAAAGCTAACAATTCTCTTTCCTATACAAATTAAAGCCTCGTGGTTTTTATATACCTCTTCCTTTTTTCCTTGATTGACTTTTCTCATGTTTGAAAAAATACTATTGTCAAACATTTTCTGCTTATATTTTTCAATGGACTTTTCTTTATTAAAATAGACATAATTTTTATACATTCCTTATCACCCATATCCTTATATCAAGCCAACCATGCAAGCCATTTTATACAATGGGTTCTTTGCAAGTTTCCTCGTCTGCTCCGCTTTCTGTTTGGCTTTACGTTCCACCCTGTCCATAAAAGCAAGGCTGTTATCCATTTCCATGTATTCCAACATTTGCGTTGGTGTAAGTGCCTCATATGGAGTTTTTAAGTTTCTATCAATAATCTGGTTTCCGTCTGCTGTATTGATTATTCTAAAATTGAACATATATGTATCCTGCCTTTCCATTTATCCTGCATATCTGCAATACTGATTATTTCTGTTACTGTTACATTCTCCCTTGATCCGCTTGAAATACTCTTCTAAATTGAATGAATATGACCTACTCTGTAAGCAAGTACATTTCCCTCTTTTTAATACTGTTGTCTCTGCTATAACAACATTATTTGTCAAGGTTAAATTCCCTCTAATAATACTTTCCAATGATTTCCGTAAATCTCTGTATGAGCTGTCAAGATAATATTTCTTTCCGTTGTTTCCCTCATTGACAAAATATACAATTCTGTATGTGAAGCAATCCTCAATCATATTATTAGCAAGGCAACCTCTGTCTATATCCATCAAAATATCTGATATTGTATTCATATGCTTTACCTCAATTTCTCTTATATCGGGGAGGTTTGCCCTCCCCTTTTACCTTATGCTACTTTCTTAACCTCTGTAAAATACTGATTGATAAGTGCTGTAAGATAATCAAGTTTTCCGTGTACTACATTGCTATCCCTTGTAGAACGGTCTATATCTAATTCAGTCCATGTCTTTCCATTGATTTCTGTATTTTTACCTTCTGCAATTAACCAATGCAGGAACTCTCCAAACGCTTTATCTTCCCTTCCTAACTTTGTAAATGCCTTAAATGCTGCCACAAAGATATATGCACTCTTTCTATTGAACAGTTCCCTTATCTCGCTTGTGATTTCCGTTGATTCTACTAACCTTGTGAGTAAATCATCAAGATTTTCAAAATCAAGAATGGTTGCATTTTCATTTAACCACTTGAATCCTATCTTTGTATCTTTTCTGTACTGATTAGGATATTCAGATAAGATAACCATATCTCCGATGGCTCTTTCAAAAGTTCCGTTTATTCTGTCTTTGTTGTTGCAAGAGTACATATCTTTGAAAAATCTGTTGTCTGCAATTTCTCTTATTTCCCTTGCAAACGCATCAATATATGTAAAAGCACGTTGGGCTTGATTCATCGGCTTGCAGTTATTCAGTTTGCGCACCAATTTTGAAATTTGCGTTGTGTCGCAATTCTGATGAATTACAACCTCTAACTGATAGCCATTGAATACCTCTTTCAATTCTTCTGGTAACTGCTCGTATGTCTTGTTACGAATGTCAAAATCTACATTCTCCCATACAATTTCGCCCTGCTTGTCTCGCTTTATATTTCCATCTGCATCGGTTGCCTTTGTCTGATAAGTAACCATATATTCATCAAGATTCTTTGTTATTTTTGCGTTTCCATATCTGAATAATGATAATGTGCTACTTCTCTGCAATCCGTCAATTATCCATTGTCTTGTGATTCCGTTTGATGTTGTTTCCTCACCTAAAATAATAGGTGGGATATAATCATCTGTCAGAACCGATGCAATCAGTTCATTTACCATGTTTGGATTCCATTGTCCTGATAATCTCTGACATTCCTGGTCTGTTCTGATTTTTTCTGCCTTCATGTCCTTTAAATACTGCTCTAATGTGTATGTCTGCTTTCTGATATTCTTCATAGTGATTACCTCCTAAAATAAAATCTTTACATTTTCAAAACTTCTCATAATCTTCATATTTTCAGCATATTCAGTTGATGAAATTTCTAAAATCTGCCGTATGTCTTTAGGTGTGTACCCATCAATCAAAAGGTTTAATATATTTACCTGCTGATTAGAAAGTTTTGAAATGTACTGTTGTACCTTGTCTTGAAATTGTTCGTTGTTGTTTTTGGTTACTTCCTCAAATGTGTCAAAATCGGATGGTATAAAATCCAGTATGCTACATTCTTCCTCGCTGTCATTAGTTGCATCTAATGAGGTTGTAAACTGATTGATAACTCGTTTTTCTCTGTGTCTGTCTCTTATCTCTGTCTTAAATTTTTTCTTTAAGCAATCACAAAGAAAAGTATTAAAACTTGCTCCTTTATCGGTGCTATAAGAGTTGTAACACTGCCACAATGTCATATTTGCAATGCTGTAAAAATCGTCATAGTCTGCTTCTGTCAATGGCTCGTTAAGCCTCAAAAAGATTGACTTTGATAACTTTTTTAGCAGTCGCATATTATCTTTACAATATGGCTCTAATACTGTTAAATCTGCACTTGTCATTGTCTCACCTTCTTTCTTGTTATAATGTGGCATTACTGCCGATAGGCAAGTTGTAATTGAATACCACGGCTTGACCGTTCGCCTCGTTGTGCTCATTTGTCTGCTTTCTTCTTATCCTCGTACCACGTTTTCATGCTTGCACCTCCTCAAATACTCCACTTCTCAACATATCTGTAAACCAACACTCAAAATCGGGATATTCTGCTTTGTCTGCTAAGTCTCTATAAACTTCGTGCATCTGTTTTTCTGTGAAAATTCTTCCTTGTAATGGCTCTTCATAGGTTATATATTTTTTCATTGTCAATCACTCCTATTCTTTAGGGTATCGGGTGGATTTTTCCACCCTTGCCCTGCTGATTGCTTGTTGTTAGTTGATTCTTAAAGACTGATACCTACTAACTTTACTAACCTTTGCATAATCATCTTTACTAAGTAATTTCTTTACTTCATCTTTGTTGACTGTTTCACGCTCAACACTTGAAAGAGTAGCTTTGAAAATGTTACCGATAAATCTACGGATTGGCTTGCCCTTGTCATCAACTGCTTCACATTCTTCTGTTTCATTAAGAAACTCCATAACCTTTAAATTTAAAGTTGTGATGTTGTCCTCTGCTTCTTCTTTGATTCTTTTCCACTCTTGAATCTGCTTCATTGCTTCATTCATTTCTTTAACTGTCATACACATAATGACTACCTCCTTAAAATGATATTGTTTTGTTGTGTACCTCATCGGTATGGGTACATATTATCACTAATATGGGTACATATCAATATACAAATTGCACAAATATGGGTACATATTTTTGTATATTTTTATGGGTACATATTTATTGACTTTTTATATGTACCCATATTATAATCAAGACAACAACAAAACATTATCAATTTTTTAAAGGAGGTTTTCTATATGAAATATTTTAAGAATGTAGAAACATTAGAAGAATTAAGAAAACAGTACAAAGAGCTATTAAAGAAGTACCACCCAGACAACCCAAACGGATCAACGGAAGCCACAAAAGAAATAAATGTAGAATATGATACATTATTCAAAACATTAAAAGACAGACACGAACACAACGCAAGCGACACCACCGACAACAAAACAGATTATAATAATATGAAGTATGATTTTTCAGAAGATGAAAAATTAAGGGAAGTATTACAGCATATTGTTACAATGGAAAATATCAATATTGAAATAGTCGGTTGTTGGATATGGGTTGATGGTAACACATACGAACACAAAGACAGCTTAAAGGCTCTAGGGTTTAAATGGGCAAGAGAGAAAAAGAAGTGGTATTTTCATACAGAAGCATTCAGAAAGAGAAGCAAGAAAAAATTATCTATGGATGATATACGGAACTATTACGGAAGTACAGAAGTACAGACAGAAGCAACAAAGAGACTGAAAGAAGCGTAAAAAAATAAGGGTGCATGACTTACAAGCCTGCACCCGATACATAGAAAAGGAGATAAAAACAATATGAAGAAATCAATAAAAAAAATCGGAATTATCGCAATTATGGTTACTATGTCGGTATGCTCTTACATGGTAGGAACTACACAAGCCAAAACAGAAACAGTTATAAAAGAGATTGAAGTTATCCCACAAAATTATATATCACTTGATAATTGTATACCGCTTGATGATGTGTGCGGTTGGTACTATGATAAATATGATTATATTTGTTTTGAACTAGGAGACATAGGAAAACAGTTAGACAATCCAAACGGAAAAAGTTACAATGATATTATTTCAGACTTGCCACACTTGACAGATTTAGAAGAATAAAGCAATAACATAATATAATTATAATACAATGGTGTAACCGATAAAGTTACACCATATTTTTTTATATGCTCTATTGATATTTTTTAATGTTCTTATGTCCTACTAGTTTGGTAGGGATTGCATAGTCCGGGGTATCAAAAACCAAAAAAGGGAATTGTTTTTCTCCACCGCCTTGTAGTTGGTTATTCCATACAGTGACTTGAAAATTTTACCTCTACGATATTTTCACATTCTCATTCTGGAAATCTGATTTTCTATTCTCACCTAAAGGGAAAATCCCCCTAAGTGAAACAGTTCCACTTAAAAGATAAAATTTTTCGCACACTTGTATGCGAAAAATTTTTATTCTTCAAGATGCGTCCATTTGGACACAAGCTTCATTTAAAGTTTTCACCACTTCTGGCGGTATCTCATGGGGGAACGAAATTTAGTTCCCTTCAACTATTGCAAATATGCAACACCTCTAAACCGACACTATCTGTTTCAGATAACGAGCGAAAAATTTCGCTGTACCACTGTGGATTACCGCTTTTTCGGAATCTGAAATTCCGATTCATTCTTCCCTAGTCCCCACGGAGAACTTACCCCATATCCTTTGAATAAATCAATAAAAATCAACTCAAATCCGCTTCAAAATACATCATAGGTAAACTTTATCAGCTACGCAATTACAAAGCCAATTTACCCTCAAAATCACTTATTTTTGCAAAGGATAATAACATATAACAGGGAGAGGGGTACTCTTAAACCATGTCCTATTAAGTACCTAACAGCAGCAGACGTACCAATAAAATTACTCTTCCGTTTTCTTAAACGTCCAATATTTATCCTTAATCAAATACTCTCCATCCTCGTAAACAACATTATATCTGGACTTCTTCGTATCACCTTTATATTCATAATAAAAATATCCCTTTTCTGGAACTAACACTATTTTAGATGGATCATCGACTTTATCTCCATTGCTCAAATATGCACTGTCGTTATCAATGGTGAAAACAAAATCATATTCAGAAGCACCCGTTCTCCATATACCATTTATCACTTCTGACATTTCATCTTTACTCTGGAACTTAGCATTTTTATTGGATATTACCATAATCAAAATACATAGAAATAAGATTAAGGTCATCACAAAAAATGATATAATGATTGCCTTTTTATTTTTCATTCACTGACACCTCCTCTACTATTCACTTCCACACGAATTGCAATGCCATTGCTTCTTAATCTTTTGCGAAAATATTCCCCATAATGCTACACTCCCTGCTTTTGTCATAGTAGAAATTTTTTGAATATTTTCGCTTTGGCATGTAGAGCATTTCGGTTTACTAACATTTGCTTCTTTGTTGCTTGCAAAATATGTTTCTGCTTGATGATTTAAACTATCTCTTCTAGCTTCCATGATACCAGACAAAAATTCAAAATCCGTCATTTGTCTACCAGTTTGTTTCTCAATTCTTTTTCTATAATCAGAGTATTTTTCTAGTATTTCAGCATCAGATAGCTTACTAATTGATTTTTCTGACACTGTATCTTCTGTTTCAATAATCCCATCTTTTAAATCTTCTCCACAATATATGCATTCATCAAATTCATCGGAGAAATTCATCTTGCACTTGGGACAATATTTACTCATACATTTTCACCTTTTATACATCTTTCAAAGACCATAATATCTTCACACATAGTTGCATTTACACCGGCTATTGCATTTTTACCAATCTCATTTGAATACATAGTAATCAATCTCCATCCTTGCATTGCATGATTACGGATGATTTTTTCTATCTTCTCTTTATCTGTAGATCCATCTGATTTATTATGGACAACAATATAATCATATTCATAAAATGGATTCCTTTTATATTGTTCCATTCTCTGATTGTATATATTGGCAATCTCATTATTTACAAACTCATACCCAGATGAAAAAGAATAACCACAACCCGAACACACTTCTACATCATAATTCACATTCTTGTTGCATATTGGGCATTTCTTTAATATTGCACCATCTTCACTAACCTCTGGATCTTTTGCTTTTGAAATTTTATTATCTAAATACTTTGTAACCACATTGATTACATCTTTGTTATAACATCCTAAATTAAGCTGCTCAATTATTTCTTCTTTTATTGTAAGCAGTTCTGATTTTGTCGGATGTATTCTCTTCTGGTATAAATCGTTAAGCACTGAAGGCATTTTTTCAAAGCAATCAGAGCATATAACCAACTCTTCATTTTCTAATAAAGGAATGCGTACTGTAAGTAATCCAATATTTTTACCACAACACAAACAATTCTTAGCCATATATGCAACTACTCCTTTTTCTCTACAGCAATCCAATTATTCCAAGTATAAAACCACACACAAAAACCAAATTCCCTTTATTGTGTAATTATACCATACATCATACAAAAAAGGTAAAAAATAAGGCATATCAGATAAACTAATATCCAATATGCCCTAATCTTAACTCTCATACGGACTATAAGGACGCACCTCATATTTAATCAATGCATCAAACAGTCTGTCTGGTATCTTATCTCTGTATCTCAATGCCAATACCCTAATCTCCGATTCCTTGAATAACTTATATTCTTGAAACGCTTCTTCCTCTGTGTCCCAATAATGCAGCTTAACTTGTTTGTCATGCCCGAATGGTGTGATCCTTGCAAAGAACTTATCCCTTGCTTTGTCATAATCAACACCGATAGCATAAACCTTTGCTGATTTATAACGACTTCTTCTCTTTGTAGCACTTGCCAAGGCAGAATTGATAGTCTCCGGCAATATACAACACTTATCTGCTGCATATTCTTTATTGCCACGACATAATAAATCCTTATCAACTGCCATGCGTTCTCCGTCACATTCATAATAGTTAGCAGAGTACCATTCAGCAAAAGAATCTCTGCTATTCTTCCACTCGTCACACATATAAGCATCATCGTAGCATTGATTCACATACAACGAACTACCGCCATAACATCTTGCATAAATCCCCTCATAAATTTTATAAGCTGGATTGCCCTTTATCGTATTGTAATCATAATATTCCTGCTCTCTGCCAATATCTCTGCAACTGTTTTAACGTGCTTTCTCAACACCTCATACTCTTCCGCAGATACATAAATCAGATTCTTGTAGTAATTATTATTCATATTTTCGTCTATATGCCATATCTTATTGCATCCTGTCGGCTTGATTAAGAAATACTTTGCTACAAGAATTTCTGGACTTGTCTCTTCATGTAAAGCAGTTCCGTCAATATCATAGGTTACAATCGTCCAATGCACACTTCTTTTGGGATCACCGCTATCCATTTTATGAAAGAAGAATGTTTTATCTTTCCTCATATTGTTTGTAAGTCTGCCATGACTTGAAATCCAATAATGCTGTGTATCTTCCAACTGTACAAATATTTCATCATCACCAAGTAAATCTATATTATTCTTTTTTGTGTCAAGCACTTTATCATCTGATAACTTTATGTAATCTCTGAACTCTTTTCGTTCAAATCTTCTTCTATCTTTGACCTTTATATAAGCCATAATTCCTTTTTTTCTCCTTTATAAACTGCAAAGAGGCAGCAGGGTTAAATCTGCCACCTCCGATTATTAGTCAATTTCAATCTTATAATTCAGCATACCTTCATACACATAATCTGGTACTTTGTCCTTACACTTTTCTGCAAGGTCACAAATATAATCAATCTTGCCATCTATAAATCCAGTATGCGCTTCTTCCTCTGAATCGAATACACCTATATCCATCTTCTTATTAAGAACTATCATTGATACTGAATATGTACCATCATCATTCTGTTTGATGTTGCTCTCAATTCCTCTATCCTCAAATACTGTATTCAAGAAATGCGTCATAAATGCACACGTTTCTGGACTGTAGATATTACCTTCCTTATAGAGTAAATCTTTGTCTAAATCGACCTTAGTCCCAGGAATATAATGTGCGTCAAACCATATCTTGAAATTCTGGTAGTTCTGCCATTCAATACAAACTTCCTTATCCATGTAATAAGGTTTTAATTTATGTACAACATCGCTATAGCACCTCTGGATCATATTCTTCCACTTTACAAATGAGTATGATTCATAATCAATATCTGAAGTATCAGCACCGACATAACCGACACCTTCATAAGTTCTTTTATTATGCCAAGGTTTCCAATCATCGGGTTTAAACTCTACCGCATTCACAATCTCCATAATCTGCTTATCTGTGATTGTTCCGTCCTGTTCATATATGCTTAAAATCTCATTGTATTGTTTATCTGTGACTGGGAATAAATGCTTATAGTAATTATCCTTTGTATCATTCTTCTTATGCCAAACCATTGTATTATTTTTCATGTCATAATTGACAACGAACATCTGAATTACAAGATCACTGGCAGTTACCTTCTCTTTCCTATATCCCCATCTGTTCTTAGATTTGAAATAAATATTCCTGTCAAGTGTATAGGTCAATTCCTTTGTGGCTCTTGAATATACACCTTTTACAAGCTGGTATGTTCCATCATTCAATCTCTGAATTATCCTACCATAATTAGAAGTCCATACAGATTTATAGTCAAATAAACGCACAAACACTTCATCTTTTGCAATAGTATCAATACCAGATTCCGACCTATACAAGATTTGAAAATGGTATGGTTTCTTATATTTCCTCTGTATCTTCATCGACTTATCTTTATGATATATTTCTATGCCATCTGATAATCTTTGTTGATAACGCTTTTCTCGCATTCCTTCATTAAAACACTCTTTACACATACTTCTTGTATAATTATGGTTTATTCCAAATTTATTTATTGGGAGTTCTCTCCCACATTTCTTACATATTTTTGCTGTATCCATTTATAAAATTTCTCCTTATTCTTCGCATAAAAATAAGACAGCAGAATCAAATTCATACTGTCTTTCAGTCAATCAATATCGAATAGGGGGTAAAAGGGGTGGGTAGTAACATATATATATATCTTAGTTACACCCCTACCCTTTTACCTACCCTTACATCTCATCTTCAATTATTATGTAGGGATAGCCGTCTGATTTTATATCAAATTGTTCCTTTAATACCTTATTAGCTTTGACTTTCTTCAATCCATAACAATCCATAATCTCATTTAAACATCGCTTAATCTGTGTCTCTGTGACTTCGTATCTATACTCATTACCAAGAATATAAACAACCTCTTTCTCGGTACAATATCCTTTTCTTTGAATACAATGCAAAATCACTTCTGAAATCTTCAATGTACATTCATCACTAGCCTTTGTGGTAGTTCTGTTTACAATCTCACCATATTCATTTTTCTTTTTCTTATACTGGGGATATAATGAGGCGGCTACCTCAAAACCTTCAGAACGATAGAACATATCAAACGATACACCGCCAATTCTATAACCTTTATCTTTCCAACGGATTCCGTTATCTTCTATTGTTTTCAACTGTTGTACTACCCATGATGGAATAGCATAGAAATTGACACGATTCTTATTGCCATTCGTATATTTTAATGCGTTTTTCAATAATTCCTTTGGTATCTGGTCATTATCTAATATCCGTATTAAATCGTGATAGATAAGCATTTTCACATACTTATTGATCTTGTCAATCTTCTTCTGGCTATTACCTTTTCCCATGTATTCAGCCAACTTTTTATTGGTAACGTAAAAGATTATTTCTCCATCATCATTAGAAAACTTCTCGCTATAAATATTGTTTCGTGCAATAGACAGCATCATAAGAAATGTGTCCTTTGCATATTTGATATTTTTATCAGCCTGTGGACATAGTTCTTGAAATTTATTCAGAGTGATATTACTTATCATCATGTCTATGTTTTCACGCTGTTCAATGCTCCATTGAGATTCCTTTATAGACAGATTATAAATATCCATTATGAATTGAATAGCTTTATATTCAGATTTGAAATCTCCCAACATTTCAATCAACTGTTTTATGTTAAGAGTAAGATTTTCAGAACAACATCTATACTTTTGAACTCCATTTTTCGTAGTAAAGATGTTTGCAGAAGGGTTATGATCTTCATGCAGAATACAGCAAAAAGACCTCGGATCGTCAATATCTATCAGTTCTGCGATATCCAGTTCCGAATAGATATAATCCCAAAATTCATTTTTTGTATCAAACTCAATCGGTTCATGTGCTAATACTGTACGCAAATATTCAACATCATGTTCCTTGATTGCTTTGACATTTAAGTTTTCATATACGGGTTTTACCTCCGTATCAGCTTTTTCCTTTTTTGCAGCAGGCTTCTTCTTTGATTTTGGCTGTGCATTTGATATATATTGCTCATACTCATCTTTCCAGTATTTATCAATAACTGATTTTGCATTGATTCTACTGTCATAAGATGGATATAATGTCTCATTCCCCTTGCCACCGAAAAACAATCTATCTCTATTGAAACATACCTCATCAATTCCACCCACCGCACCCATAAGTGTAGCTTGTAATTTATCTCTGATACTGCCATCTGTAATAACTGTATCATTGCAGAATATCATGCGGAATTTATGATGTTCTTCCTTGTGTGAAAATGTGGTGTACATAAAACATGGTACAATTCCAAGAGAAATGACCTTGTTATATGCTTCTTCTATGCACATTCCATTATCAAAATCCAAGCCAAATAACTGTTGCTGCACCCAGTTATCAGCTTTCATACCGCCCTGTAATACTCCCGGCTTAAATGATGCTCCATGACACAAAGCATCTGCCAATTCTTCTATTGTAATATCTGTCTCTGTTAGACTTTTCTGTACCCACCCACATTGTTTTCCTTGTGGTTTCTCCTTGAATCGGTTATTGAAGTACATACATTTAATCTTATTTTCACTATACATGATCCTCCTTTGCTATAAATCAGAGGTCAAGAAATAAAGGTAAACTAAATTTCGTTCACCCTTAATAAACCGCTAAATGCAGCAGTCGTAATTTCACTATTTTTCACTATTGGAAATTGTGCAGAATCGCACTATAGATATTCTTGATCTCTGATACAGGCTTTCTTTTACTTCCTGCCTGTTGGGAAATATCCATCATATTTTTTGAATCGGTGTATTTCTGCCGATTATTTATCAACTCTAAACTGCACAACCCTTACAATCTGTTTTTTCCCATATGGGTATAAATGTTCAATATTATATACAGAATTTTTGTAATCGCATCTATCAGGGTATAATTCTGTTGCAATCTTTCCAAGTAACATAGCCATTTTATCAAGGTCATTATCCTTTTCAAGAGCCACCATAATATTTACTTTGTAAAGAGTTTTTACTTCTCTTCCACTTGTAGTAAGAGTATATATCTCTTCTTCATTAACTTCTACAGATATAAACATATCCATATTTGATACTGACATATCATGTGCAAAGATAAAATTATCTTTTATTACTTTTGTTCCATACCTTTTCAAAATATCATTGGCACCATTCTCACGATAATGTTCTTCAAAATATTCTAACACTTCCTCATTGTTTGAAATCTTGTCAATCAGTTCCTTCTTAATGTTTTCAATGCTTAATTCTTTTGTCATAATCTTATTTCTCCTTCCAATCCTATACTTCAAGTTCTACTGTTACTTCTGGATTGCATTCAGCAACCTTACCTAATTCTAAATTCTTCACTTTTTCAATAACTGGTGCAAGCTCCTCAATCTCGCTTACCTTGATTTTGATATTTAATTTTGTCATAATCTTATTTCTCCTTCTCTGATAAAATTTCCGATAATGTAGCTTTAATTTCTTATCTTGTACCTTCTTTCCCAAGATTACCAAATAATGCAACAAACATATCCCCAATACCGTTAGTTTTCTTCTTGTCTTTTCTAGGATTGTCTACCTTCCCAATAAAATTCACTCTAAGACTACCAATATTCTGTAATTCCTTGTTAATAGTTTTCATTTTTTCTATTTCTCCTTTACTCTCTTTGGACACCATATAGGACTGACTTCTGGTGGACAATATGCACCAAGCAATCCATATACTTGTGATGGTTCGTTTTCTTCGCAACAATAAAAATCATCAAATAAATATTCCATACTTTTACAGCGTTCACATCTACTGCAATCTGGTATATCATTCATGCTTTACGTCCTTTATTTTGTTATCAATTCATATTGTATTGTACATTTTTCTTTATCAGTGGCTTTTGAAAGTCTCTGTCTTGTTGTAGATGCATTCCTAACAGAGATACCATACAACCTATATCATCCTTGCACTTCTCTTGTAACTCAAAATTAAGCATCCTTGATATGTAAAATCTTACTCATTACTCTTCCTCTTTCTTCAAGCTATCCAATAGATTTGAAGCTGGTGTGATTTTTACTGTCTTATGTTCTTTCTCAATGTAGTAATTATCATCAACATACGGACTGTATCTTTTTCTTGAATCAACTGTTATTGGCTCAACCTTAAAAAGATTTGTGATAAGAATTGAATTATCTGCATCCAATTCTTCATAAACTAATTCATGGAATGAATCTAATACAGCTCGTACATCTTTTTTATATAAGCCTGTCTTTTCAGCTAATTTGTCTATTACATCCTGTTTAAGTAATCTCATTGTGTCACCCTCCTTCCTTATACTCTAACTGTAAATCCTTGACTTCTCAAATAAGCAACTGCATCTCTTAACAATGCTCCATTGTCTACAGTATTTGCCATTGTTGCATCCCATACATGCGGTGTGTTAGATGCTAAATTCTTTCCACCATGTAACCCTTCATTCGCCCATGTTGCGACCTGTTGACCAGTTACACCATAGTAATTACTCATATAGTCCACATCAATATAAACCGATGCTATCGCCTTACCTCTGACAATTCTTGCATTAACCTTAAAGCCTGACCTCAAGAAGTCATACTGTCTGCGATAATAAATCGGATCATATGAATCGTAATATCTTTGCAGAAAGAAGTTTAAAGTTTCATATACTCTATTCGCCATATTGTCAACCATTTTCTTCATTACTGGCTGCAATGCAATAGCTAAATCGTCCATATTATTTATTACCTTTGCCATGCTGTCTGTTCCTTTCTGGTGCATCAATGATAGATACATCTGCTGCGTTATAATCGCTTCTGTCACTTACAAATTCTCCACGGATAAATCCATATCCTTTGTCATTAAAATATCGTGTTACTGTTCCAAACATTCATTATCCTCCTGTCGTTTTTTCTGATGAAATCACCATTTCAAATATAGTGTATATAATGGCTCTATAACGCTCTCTGTGGCTCATATAAGCGTTTTAAAGCCATTAGTGAGTATTTCTGTGTCTATGCAAATTAAGGCACTAAAATAAGCCTCATACCATCATATTTCTACAATGATATGGGACTTATTTAGATGTCCTAATATTCTATTTTCCATACCGATGCTCTCTGTTCATTTGTCCTAAAAATGGGCTAAAATCCAATGCTGTATCGCTCAAACCCTAGTAAATAAAGCACTTTTAACAAGAAGTTAGTCTCCTGCCGTGGCAAACAAATAATATTTTTATCATATATCTAAAACCTCTCTAAACGCTTGATTTTACTGTATTTTCGGCACTTACAACAATTCTGCAATATTTCTGTGATAGTGCTTTTGTTCACATTTTCAGCATAATTTGGAATAACTTTGCATAACTTTTCCTTCATTTGGGCTAAATTCTGGGCTATTTTCATACCTTTTAGCCCACGACCTTTTTCATCTCTACTAAGGCATCCTCAAACTGTAAATGAGTATATGTATTAAGGGTAACTCCTATATCTGAATGTCCCATTATATATTGTAATGTTTTTGGGTTCATACCAGACTTTGCCATATTAGAGCAGAAGGTGTGTCTGCATACATGAGGTGTAATACACGGCATTTGTACTTTGTAAATACTGTTATACTTCTCACGGATATGTTGGAAATACTTTTCCCAATGTAAAGCAACCATAGGCATATCATTCTTATCTAAGAACAAAAAGCCACTATAACCATCTATCATAGGCTCAATCTTTGGATGCTTTCTATTCTGTATAATCCTACGAAAACAATCTGCAACATCTTCTTTCATAGGAACATATCTCTCACCCTTTTCAGTCTTAGGTGTTAATATCTCATATTCCATATTGCGTGTCCTTTGTAATTGATGGTCAATCTTAATTCTCTGCTTGTCAAATTCAATATCATTTGCTGTCAAACCGACAAATTCAGAGACACGCAATCCAGTATTAAATAAGATATAAATTCCATCATAGTATTTGCAGAAATGCTTATCCTCTTTAATAAACCTCAAAAATTCTCTCTGCTGTTTTCTTGTAATAGCTTCTCTTGTTACACTATCATTCACAACTACCGTTGCAAGCTGGAACTCAAACGGATTCTTTCTTATCAAATCATCATCAACTGCCATCTGAAAAGCTGGTCTTACAACACCTCTAATAGAATGGATAGAACTATATCCTCTACCATCATCCTGTAACTTTATCAGCCATGTTTTAGCATCTGATAATTTGATTGTATCAATTCGCCTTGCTCCAAAATCTTCTTTTTTAATCACATTGATAACAAAGTTATAATTCGCCTGTGTATTATGTTTTACACCTCGTTTTTGACTAATATATCTCTGTACCAATTCTAATACCGTCATATCTCCACCATTAGTAGAAACTGCATCACTTAATGCTTTCTCAATAACCTTCTCTTTTTCTCTAAGAGAAATATCTTTTCGTTTCCCCTTTGGGTATGGATCAGATTCAGTCAATCTCCAACTATATACTGATTTTCTCTTTCCAAATGAATCATTATATTTATAACGGTATCTTCCATCTTTATCCTGGCTCTCCCCAGTCGCTAGCTTACGACCTTTGTTGTCTCTTCTAATTTCTGACAATCAGTATCTCTCCTTTCATACAGAAGAGCCTCGGTATGATACTTCTTAATATATCATAACCAAGGCTCAAAATCTATTAAAAACCTATATAATCAGCACTAAATGGCTGTCAATTTCTCATCTACAAACTTTTCAAATAACTGTCGTTTTATGCGTGGTCTTGTACCATTCCACAAAATAAAGTTATCGTTTTCGTGTTCATCAACAATCTTTCTAATCTTTTTATCACTAAAGCCAAAATACTCTGCTGCTTCTTGAACAGATAGTGTGTACTTCTTCCAAATCGGTATTACACAATTTGTTCTTTCTTCTTGCTCTGTCATTTCTATAAAAATCACACTCCTTAATAAAAGACAGAAGTCATTACAACCTCTGCCCTATAATCATCACTATTATTTTTCTAATTCCTTTTCCAATTTATCGGCAAGTAAGTAAACAAGACCACTTACCAACGCTCCACATAAACATTTTGTAGCTTCTCTCTGATATATAGGCATTGATTTTTCGATACCAGATACATTAATACCGCAAATATTTCTTAATGGAATTTCAATTCCACAATCATATTGGAATGCGTACATCATACATCCCATAGCTTTTTCAAATGGAATATCAAACTGTTTCATCAAGCTATACACGTTATTCCATGTATTTTCTACCTTCCCTCTGTCATATCCCATACCGACAAATAAGCTAATATATGTATTTTTCTGTAACTCTTCATCCGTCATATCATTATCTATATTGCAATCTGCCAAGAAATCCTTGCACATAAACTCAATATCATCAAATTTGATAATCTCACTTGAATAACTCCATACAGATTTAGAAGTATCAAGACAAATAACTGTTACTGGTTCTGCTTCTTCATTCTCTTTGAACTCTCCAACACAAGTGATTGTTCCTGTGTGTTCCTTGTCCGCAGTTCGGCATATCACCTTATCTCCTTCGTGGAATTTGTCTGTAATACCATCCTTTGTATATTCTATATAATGCTTTGCTTTAATGTTATGCATCTTTATACCTCATCTTCCTTCTGCTCACAGAATGCTTTTAATAATCTTTTGTCATAGAAATGTCTATGAACTTTCTTACAAATACTCACAATAACACCTACAACCATATCAAATACATTGATTGCAATAAACGTAGCAACTGAACCAATAACAAGCATCGCAATAGCCTTGATAAAGTTAAAAGGTTCTGTCCACATACTGTAATTGCAGATTGTAAGCACTACCGCAACAATCTTACTGATGCTCCAATAATTTCTAATAAGTTTTTCCATTTTCTTTGTCATTTAATTTTTCCTCCATGTTTTATATTTCACAAATGTCCTTATATTTCTGTAGCAAGTCGTTATTCATTTCTTCATCAATCAAAAACCTTGCGCTCGATTTTTGTTGTATATATTTTCATCCTTCCTCCATTAAAAAGAGAATGCCATAAAGACACTCTCTTAAAGATTAGACATATTTACTTATATAACCTTGCATTACCTACACCATTTTTACCAAGTTGCTTGGCAGAAACTGCTTCAGTAATACACTGTGTTGTCTTTCCGTTCTTACAAATTTCTTCTCGCAACTGTCTACCGAATGTTTCAGGATCATTGACACCGTTCATCACGATATCACCAACTTCAACAATCGTAGATGTGCCAGCAGATTTTGTTATTTCAGGTAAATTCGGCATATAGTTGATACCAGAGGTCAATAAAGAAGGATTCATCTGTGCCATTTTCCAAAGATTCTCAGTCATCCCATTTGTGAACACTTTATCTCCTGGATTAAGTTTTGTTAAAACTGCACCGTCAGAAGCACGATAAATCATTTCTCGTTTATCTTCTTGTGTCCATGCTAATTGACTCTTGTCTATGTGTTCAGAACCTTTTTTATAGCCATTAAATTTCATCCTATTAAGAATAGCAGTTTTTTGTTTCGATGTAACCGTGTCATCTGTTTTTACGCCTAGTATGCCACCTAACTTCTTGTACATTTTATTAGTAGGAGTTCTACCATAATTCTTTACAATATACTTCCATAAGTCAGCATGTTCTTG